TAGTAGTAGACTCCTTGAAAAGCTACTACTACAAGTGCTGGGATGAGCCAACTCAGGGAAATACAGGAAGAGATCACTCGCCATGAGCAGCAGCTTGTCATTGCCCGGCAGAAGCTCAAGGAAGCTGAACGGACGGTGGAGGTGGACCCAGATGACGTTAACAAAAGTACACTGCAAAGCAGGCGGTCAGCAGTGTCAACATTGGAGGACAAATTGGCAGAGTTCAAGAGGCAGCTTGCAGATGTCATCTCACGTCAGAAGATGGATGAGAAACCTGTGGATCCAACTGGTATTGAGCTTGACGACCATCTTAAGGAGAGGTCAAGCCTCCGATATGGAAATGTCCTTGATGTGAATTCCATTGATATAGAAGAACCTAGTGGCCAGACAGCTGATTGGCTTAAGATTGGCAGCTACATCATAGGATTTGCACTACCTATCATCTTGAAAGCCTTGTATATGTTGTCAACTAGAGGGAGGCAAACTGTAAAAGAGAATAAGGGGACAAGGATCAGGTTCAAAGATGATAGTTCCTATGAAGATGTGAATGGCATTAGACGCCCAAAGCACCTTTATGTGTCTATGCCAACAGCCCAGTCAACAATGAAAGCTGAGGAATTAACACCAGGGAGATTCAGGACAATTGTTTGTGGACTATTTCCTGCACAGATCATGGCAAGAAATATCATCAGTCCTGTAATGGGTGTGATCGGATTTGCATTTTTTGTAAAGGATTGGGCTGACAAAGTAAAGGCATTTCTTGACCAGAAATGTCCATTCCTAAAGGCTGAGCCACGTCCTGGACAGCCTGCCGGTGAAGCAGAATTTCTCAGTAGTATTAGGGCCTACCTCATGAACCGGCAAGCAGTCCTAGATGAAACACATCTGCCAGACATAGATGCACTAGTTGAACTTGCTGCCTCAGGGGATCCAACACTGCCAGACTCACTTGAAAATCCACATGCAGCTTGGGTCTTTGCATGTGCTCCTGACCGATGTCCACCAACATGCATCTATATTGCAGGGATGGCAGAACTTGGCGCATTTTTTGCAATCCTACAGGATATGCGAAATACCATCATGGCATCTAAAACCGTAGGAACAGCTGAAGAAAAGCTTAAAAAGAAGTCTGCATTTTATCAGTCGTACCTACGAAGAACACAATCTATGGGGATCCAGCTAGACCAGAGGATTATCCTCATGTACATGATTGAGTGGGGAAATGAGGTCGTTAACCACTTCCACCTGGGTGATGATATGGATCCCGAGCTAAGGCAGTTAGCTCAAGCTCTCATTGACCAAAAGGTCAAAGAGATATCTAACCAAGAGCCACTAAAGATATAGTAACCTGCTTGCATAGCTTCTACTTTTATAGCCTATATATCCAGCTGCTTATTATGATTTATAATCACAATAATTATACAAGTTATTGTCATGTTAATCTCACTTACTAATTCACAATTAAACATTGCACTTAACTAACACTTAGGCACATAATTGATGGAACAATACTGTGAAACTGAGCTATCCCTGTGATTCATCTCTGTCTTCATCATCTCTAAGGCCACTACCTACCTCAATACACTTATATATATGCACGTAGCATATATATAAGTGTATATATACTACCTCAACAGTGTGTTTTCTTGATTGCTTTTCAAGGAGTATACTACTA